CATGTACAAGCAAAACAAATTTTCATCATCCAACGAACAAAACAGTTTGGTTCTCCACCTTTAATCGGTCTGTATGTGATGCCACTGCCATCAGTTGAACCAAACATATAACATTTCCACTCACTCATCTCTGTTGGTTTGATTAGATGAAATGGACCGCATGGAGCGGTGATTGTACCGGTGGTTCCTCCAACGGGTCCAACGGTATATAATATTTTGTTTTCTTCAGTCATTCTGTTCCATCCAAACGCTCAGCAATGTCCAAAAAGTTCTGACAGAATTCACGCAGCAAAATATAACTATTCATTTCGCGCATACTCATGTCTAACTCCTTTAGTGTCTCTGCTTCATCCATTGTCTCAAGGCATTGCCTCATATCTCGCATGGTGTTTTCAAACATACAGTAACTCATATTCATAATGAAGTTCTCTATTTTTTTATGTTGTCACGGTCTGTGACTTCAAGTTTGTCCATAACAAAACTGTGTGCTTTGTCCCAAACATCAGGTTCTCCCCAGAAAAGAAAGACAAGTATAATAATTACCAGAATATTCATGATTAACCTCGTTTAATTATTTTGATGGCCAGTTTTATTTCTGAGATATCTTTTCTTTCTCTCCAGGTACCCACAAAAAATCCTTCTAAACTACTCAACCCACGGAGAACATCGGCCGAATGAACATATATGTAACGGGGCCATTCGGATAAATTATCGTGTGTACTTAGTTTTGTTTGGACATAATGTTCGAATTGATTGTATGTTCCGGCGACTATGTATATTCTCTTGCGTGAGCTGATATCATCTAGTCCAAATTCATCTAACAGAACTTTAGTGGGTATGATCCCGGAAACCCTGGAAGAAGCCGGTGTATTATTGTTTGCCATTGCAATATGTGTATAGTTTAACGTAGTAAGCAAATCTAATTGGTTCATGGTCCAAATCAGGAAGATTCTCTCCAAAAAAAGATTTTAACTTTTCGTAGAAATCATTTACTTGTTCATCAGTCATTTTGTTTATGAGTAGTACTTGTCATAAAGTTTTTGCAAAATAGTCATAACCATTTCTGCTGTAATTCCAGAATCTTCTGTCAGGCTGTCTTCAATTGGATTGACATGCAAACAATCAAGTACTTTATCATTCCAAACATAGATACACACCTCTTCTTTTGGTCGATGTTGAATCATATTACCAAAGGTGAATGAATACACCTCATGTTCAGGGAATTCAAACCTTCTTTGACCAGAATTTTTATGAATGAAGATTGCATATGATTCCAAGTCTACGTTGGTACCTTCTTCATAGATAGTTTCACCATTCTCATCTGTGGTTTCTGTTACACCATAACCATCAAATGCAATTTTGATTTCTTTGAGTGGTGAAATGTTCTCACCAATTTCTAGCCCAGACTCACCAACTACTCGGCTGTCTAGAATCTTTTGAATAATCTCTTCGTATTCCATCTTACACCTCTTTATAAATGTTTGACCAAATTTTTAGTTTTTCTTTTTTAGCCATTCTAGCAGCATTTAGCTTCGTATCTGTTATTATACACTTTTCCACCAAAATGTCAATCATGGCTTGCAAATCACCAATCTCTTCTTCCAAACTTTCCATATTACTTTTGCCAGTCACTGGATGTTTGGAGTCGAAACCAAAACGGAAAATTTTAGAAATGGATTGTGTGACCTCTGCACATTCTTCCTGTGTGATACACAAAATCTCTTTCATCTGTTTATTCATATTTTAACCGTTAATGATTTCGTTCAACAATACTGTATTGCCATCACCACCTTGGCAAAAACTCTCCGCCAGCGTCTGAGCATCTGGTTCATTTTGCAAAGTGGATCTCTGTACAACTTTCTTATTGATGTACAGTGCAACTTCCCAATGGTCCCATCGTGGATCCATGTGTTGTTTTATACGGGTAACTGTGGCAGTCCGGCCTCCAGTTCCATTATATTCTGAATAAAGTTCCATGATAATTCCTTAAGTGATTAGTCCGATAAAACGGTTCAGCACAATTCGACTTGCTAGGCGCTGACCGCTATACTTTGCAAATGCAGCAACGATACCTCGATTCGTTACATTTTCTTTAACTTCGAATGTTCCAGCTTCATCTGTATCTAGGCCGGATGACCGCAAGATGTAGTACTCATCATAACCACTGTTTTCTAAAATTGTAAAGTTGTCTTTGCGGAATGAACTCTTCAATTCTTCGTGATTGGTTTGTTTAGAATACCATTGGTGTATTTTACGATTAAACTCTCGACCAGAAATTACATAGAACCCAATCACATTAGAATTTGTCCTAAGTTTTAACAATTTAATTAAAGCTTGTGTCTGTTCGGATTGATTGCGAGATTCCATATCAACAATGCATTCATTTTTGTTTATCGTATCACGAATCACCATTTTTGTTCCACGACTACTTGCCACAGACAAATGTGACCTGTCGTTTAAATTATATGTGTAATAATCGCGGAGTGTTCCACCTTCGCCATCTGTCAAAAAGATTGTATTGACGATTTGAAGTTTGTTTCTTTTCTGAAAATCTGGAACAACCGTCATTGCATGTATAATGGCATCATTCAGTGGAGTGCCTTGCATGTAAAACCAATGTGGTCTAGCTCCTGGTCTTCCATTGTACATACCGCACATATTAACGAGTGCTGAACCTGCAAAAGTGAAATCTGAATTATTCATTCTACTGGATAGAATGTTCAACAGTCCATGGCCATGAAGAGCTATGTCATTCAGTTTACGTTTCTGATTAACCATGTATTGCTTTTCGGTGTCATCAGTGAATGCATAAACTTCAAAAGGAATATTCACTTTTCTGCAAAATAAACACAAATTAATCAGTTGTTTCAAAGTATTGGCCATATGTTCAGTCATAGAACCAGACCAATCAAGAAACAATACTAACCCATGTGATTTGCCACCTGGCACAACAGAGACTTTTTTGAAAATGTCTTCGTTGAAGTTGTAAGAGAACAATCTTTTCATGTCGAGATCACCGGTTTTAGCGGTTGAAGCTCGTTTTAGTTGGTCTGCATTCTTACGCATCTCAAATTCTTTGGCAAGATACGATACAACTTTGGAACTTTCGTTTCGGAGTTTCAGGTAACCTACAGTGTCAATGAAAAAACCATCACTTTTGTACAATTTCCACAAGCTTTTGTAATCGAATACAAGTTTTGGATCAATTTCTGGAATATTTACGTATGTGTAATTTCCCGGTTTTTCATCAAAGAGTCGATTTTCATTTTTCTTGAATGATTCATCTGTGAACGAGCGAATTTCATCATCTGAAATATTATCTTCATCAGAAAAATCGTCAATTTTCTCATTTGATTTTGATTTTTTTTCTGGTTTATCGTTAGTTTTAGATTCAGGCAATTCATCAGAGTCAAAATCTTCATCATATTCACTCTCCGAATCGTCTCCATCGACTTCCTCGAAATCATCGTAGTCATCATCACCATCTTCACCGTCTTCGGCTTTGGATTTTGCCCGTTTTTCTTTTTCCTCTTTGATTTTCAGCTTCATGTATTCAACAATGCGAGCGGAAACATCAATTACATCGTCATATGTTTCGGTTGTCTCAACATCATTGAGTAAATTTCGTTCTTCGTCATTAAATTCAATACGCAGGCCTGCACCGGCTTTACAATGCAGATTAATCCTGTCGATAAAATTCATTTTGTTTATATTCGTGTCATTGATACCAAAGAAATCTTTGGTCAAGAGCTCTTGATAAGCTTTTGTGAACGAATTTTTCAATCCTGGATATTTGTATTTGATTTTTCTTTCAATCCTGGAATCTTCCACCACATTTGCAACGCCCATGTGAATTTTCAATTCTTTAGCTCTCAACATTCCGTACATTGGCGTGTATAATGCATGGCCAACTTCATGTCCTGTGAAAAGGTCATAAAGATATGAAGAAATATTTTTGTCCAATGTAGGAATAGTCAAAATTCGATTCAATACATCGAATGATGCCGTCTGAACCGGCCGTTGTTCAACGGTCAAGTTCTCCGTTGCCATCAGTTTAGCCAAAAGTGATTTCGAATCAATCAGTTCCATTATTTTTTCTCTGTAATATGTAAAACATTGCCTGTGGGTGTCTCTACAACTTTAATATTGATTGTGGTGTTCTCTTTCCAACCCATCATTTCAATAAGTTCATCTGGAAATTGCAGAATTGCATCACCGGTGCCGTCATCCGTTTCAATTAACTCTGTAACCCAAGATTTTTGACTATCACTCATAACTTTCTTTCAATTTATTGTAATTTTCCAAATCTTTTTCAAAATGTGTCTGTACTACCCAAGAACGAACAGCTTCATCTAGTGGTTTCCATTCCACATTCGATTTATTTTGTTCTACCGTTACGTTTGGCATTTGTTCATTCATTTTTTTCACCTTTGTTGATATGTTTTTGTTTACGGTTGTATTTTACACTAATTTTATGCTTTTGTAAAGGCTTAATTGGTGTTCTACAGAATGGTCGTTGTAATTTTACAACAAAACTTATTTTATCTCTCATTTTACCGCCTCATGTTTGAAATTTGTATGGCTTCTTCGCTATTGAACACCGGCACAGCGTTTGACTTGTGCATTGTTGCAATACCTAATACTTTTGTGCCGGTATAAACCTTTGCATCCGCTTTGAGTGCAGGTACCGATCCTGTATCTAGGGATTTATGCTTAATTGATTCGCGTCCAGCAGGAACGGACAATTTATAATCCGTCATCACATTGGAGGATTTAGGTAAAATGAGTTTTTTTGTTGGCTGATGCGATTGCAACCACTGCTCGTATTGTTCGCGCTTGGCCTTCGGCAATTTCTTTGCCTTTGACTTTGGTGTTCGTGTATAGATCATCATACTAGTTCCTTTGAATGTATTGATTATACTACAAACAAGAACTTGTGTCAAATTGTGTGTTGTACTAAAACAACATGAAAAATTAAATGAAGTGTTTAACTTTTCTCTTGGTGGTTTTTTGTGAGTTTTCGTAACTTGCGAAATAATCATAATCCTCAGAATTGGATTTTTTTCTTCCAGATTTCTGTTCTTCTCGCTTTTTCTTCCTTGGCTGGAAACCTACACTTTCCTCATAATCGTAAAAATCTTCCGAGTTACGATATTTACTCAAAATTTTCGACACTTTAATTTAACTCCTTATTTAATAACAGCAAATGTAATTCCACGAATTTTATATTCGGGAATATCTCCCATATCCCTGTCACGATCCGATACATAAACTATATCTGACATAGGATAACACAATTTCACAAGTTTCAATAAATTACATGCAGTTCCGTCAACATCATGGAAAGAAAACACCTCATCTACAACACTCAGACTTTCCATAATTTCTTTTCTATGTTCGAATGAGTTTTTTGTAATTACTTTGTGCATATTCATGTAATCATCCGAATACAAACCAACAATCAACCAATCACCTTTGGATTTACAGGCTTTGAGTATTTTGACCTCTTCATAGGTTATGCCATCAAACTCTCCGCATATAACAATGATCTTTTCCCTAGGTTTCATGGTAACATGTCTGGAAATGCCTCTTTTACAAACTTATAATCTAATCCCTTTACACCTAAATCTTTTTGGAATATACCAAGAATGATTTCGGCTTCTCTAGGTTCAATTGATTCGAGCATCTGTACTAAGAGCTCTTTACTTCGTGTTGCACTAAGTGTTTCAGCAGTTTGATTGCCTTCCAAAAACATATACATTTTCCTTAGCTGTGCGCTGAGGCTATCATATGTTAAACCTGGCATCATGTCTGTTGGT